CCTCGTCGCCCAGCGCCGGATTGAGCTTCTTCACGTCTTTCACGGTCTGTGCAATGCGATCATCGTTCCCGGTGACCACCTGCCATTGCCCCGGCGCGTATCCGTCGCTCGCCGTCTTGACGTTGATCTCCGGCTCAGGCTCAGTCGGCAGCGCGACCGGCGCGCGTTGCTCCGGCGTCTGCGCGTGCGTGCCCGCGTCCACAGCCTTTGTCGCCGGGACCTCTTCCGGCTCCTGCCAACCATTCTTGGCCAATTCATCGTCCAGGAATTGGTCATAGTCGCCCTTGATGAAATTGTTGACGAACTCGTCTTCATCAATGGCTTTCGGCGTTATGTAGCACATGCATTGCGGGTGCGGGCGAGCCGGCACCTTATCCGGCTTGAATGGCGATTCGGCTGCGACTACATTGCAAATGTCCGGCTTGGGGTGCGCCTTTGAGAGGTTCCATTCCACCTCATTCACCCAAGGCGTTTCGGCGTACTTCTGCGCGCTCATCGAATGGAACGCGTTGTTGATCTCAGTCCGCGCGAGTCGCATTGCCGCATAACGAACTCCACCCGGCGTGTTGGGATTGAACCAATCCCGTGCCCGCCTGGCGAACTCCTGCGCATTGAGTCCGGATGCAAGGGTCTCATTGATAAGCCGACCCAGCCGCCCTTGCATCCAGACGCTGGTATTGTATATCCGCTTACTCAGCGGAAGGGCGCTCAGCTTCATCCTGGCCATGGCGGTGTCGATCGCTCGCTGGCTCACTTGCAGCGCGCTCTCGTACAGGAACTGCCCCTGCGCGCCCTTCCCGACTAGCCGGAGGAGCGCGTTGTCAGCGGCAGCGCTTAGCCGCGCTGCGCGACTGGCTGAACGGGCGCGCCGGGCGCTGACGATGTCGCCCAGCCGCTCAAAGACTGCCGCCTGCTCCGCGAGGAGGCGCGCACGCGACTGCTCCAGCTGCGCGCGCCGCACCTCCTGCTTGCCTTGCGGGAGATCAGCCAGGATCTTATCAACCCGCTTCTTGGCAGCCTTCAGCATCGCCAAGACTTCCCGGTCGGTGACCTGGATCTCCTGCGCGTTGGCCAGGATCCAATCCTCTGGCTTAGGCTTGGGAATCGCCACGGCTTATCCCTGCGGCAACTGGCCCGCGTTGGCTGCGATCTGCTGCGCCTCCGCGTCCAGCAGCGCCTGCTGCTCAGCGGCTGCGGTGGCAAGCATGTCGGCCGGGAAGTCATAGCCCAGCCGCTCCGCGAGGTAGCTCACGGCCCACTCCTTGCTAACCAGCTGGATCGGCGAGAGCAGTGCCATGACCTCCTGGATGATGGCGTTGCGGTCCGGCGGCAGCGGATCGCCGAAGATCACCGACGGCTGGAGCGGCAACGGATTCCAGCCCTCGTACACCGGGAACCACATCGTCAGCAAGTCGTACAGCGCGTGCGTCCACTTGGACGCCATCTCCGCTTCGCGCTCCGCGTTGGCCGCGAGCGTGGGCATGAAGTGGATCCGGAGCGCCACGCCGGAGAGCGCGACGTCAGACGGCACCTGCCCAGAAGCCACTGCCGGCGCACCATTTGCGCCTCGCGCGGTCCCCATCAGATAGTCAATGTGGTCCTGGTACGGCTGGACGGAACCAACGCCCTGCACCCGGCCGAACTCGCCATCAGGCTCCAGCTCAGCAACGGACGCCGGGCCAACCACCCAGGGCACCTCGTTGCCCTTCTCGTCGCGTGCCTTGCCCGAGGTCGTGTAGTACACGCCCAGGCCATCCATCGCCACCGTCAGGTCCTCATCGGACGTGTTCTGCACGATACCGGCGAGGATGGTTTCCAGGCCCTGAATGTCAGATGTACCAAAGCGTCCGACCTTGCCGCCACGCCGCCGATTGCGGATGTGGTACACCGGAAGCGAGGTGATCTGCGCGTCCAGCGCGTAGCCCTCCAGCGGGTTGGACTCCGCGTCCGGCGCAGGCTGTGCCCAGACCGGCGCGTCCACCGCGCTCAGGTCCTCGCCGGTGCGGTCGTCCCAACCGTCTGCCTCGTAGAAGCCCAGCCGGTAGAAGATGGTGCCGACGGGCGCGCCGTTGAAGTTGGCAGAGTCCTCCTCGGTCAGCACCTTGCGGTACTCAATCCGCTGGATGATCTCGTCGCCCTCGTCGTTGAGCACCACGGAAACCAAGTAGCAGCCCAGCATCCGCTCGCCGTCCGCCGGATCCCAGATCGGAAAGAACTGCTCCGGCTCCACCGTGCCGAACCGGACGCGGCTGCCCTCCGGCTTGGACATATCGGCGGTGATGTAGAGCACGCAATCGCCCTTGATGAGCATCCAGCGCTTGGAGGCAAGGAACTTGATACCCACCTCCTCGCGCGCCCAGAAGGCGTTGAAGCGCGCAGTCCACTCGGCCATGTCCTGGTCCGAGATGGTGTTGCCCGGGATGGCGCTCCACACCGTCTCCATGCCCTGCCCGAGGTACCGGTTGGTGGCCTCGATCAGATCCCGGACGACAGGCACCATCCGGCGCGACAGCGGATCGTCGTCCGTCCGCAGCAACTCGTCGTACACGTCCGGGATGTTGTCCCAGATGGATTGGTACGTAAGGTAAGCGCGCACGCGCAGGATATCATCCGCATCCGTGACGTGCGCCGGAACGGGGCGCTTGAGTAGCGCAGCGGTGTCGTACGGACCGGTCGCGGCAGCGGCAGCCATGGCTCACTTCCTCAATTCGACGTGCGACTGGTGCGTTCCAGTCCTATGTGGCTTGCCGAAGAGTCCGGACATCAAGCGCCCCAACGCTTCTGGCGTGTGGTCATCTTTCTTCTCCGGAAGCTCTGGAGCGTTGCGGCCCTTCTCAGCCGCCTTCTCCGCAGTCTCCGGATACTTGTATTGGCCGAACTCGCGGATCGTGTTGACGCACTTGCGATGCACGGTCAATCCTGGCTCACCCGTAGATGGTAGCGGCTTGAGGTACCGGCGGATCCACTCCAGCCGGTCCTTGATTGGTCCGCCTGTCCGCCGACCGGCGCGGAGCCGTAGCCGCTCGCTCAGCTCACGCGTGCGGTCCGGCTCTGCGGGATCCGGGTAGAACTCCCGGAGCACCGCCGGGCGCAGGCCGCGAGCCAGGATCTCCTCCGCGGCCTCGCCGGTCGTCCGGCCAGTCTCGTAATACTCATCAACGATGTGCATCCGCTCGTGGTGCGGATCCAGCTGGACCAGCAGCCAGACGAACGGGTTGGTGAAGCCGTAGTCAGAGCAGGCGTACGTCTCCCAGTTCGGGTTGAACAGCTGATCCGTGACGTGGATCTCTTCGTCAAAGTCCTTGAATACGCGGCCGGCAAACTCGTTGAACAGCGCCTCGATCTCCTGGTTGAACATCTCCGTAGATTGGTCCAGGAACAGCGACCAGATCTCAGGATCGATGCCAACCGGCGATGGCGGCAGCCCGCGCTCATTGGCGTAGAACTCAACGCGCTCAATCCAATCGCGCAGCCCGCCGTCACGGCGCGCTCGCTTGGCGCTGTTGAGGAGCTTGGAGTTGACGCCATCCGGATAGACGTACGGGTTGATCCAGGACGGCGCGCGCCAAGACCTCCAGTCGGTCCGGTTCGGGTCCTGGCCCTGCGCCCATAGGTCATAGAACCAGTTGCGGCCCTCAGGGGTGGAGCCGAAGTACGTCCAGCCGCCGAAGTCAGCGAGGGTGGGGCGGATGTACTTGATCCACACGGACGGCTTGAGCTTGGCCGCCTCCGAGAACACCACGCCGCTCAGGCCCTCGCCGACCAAGGTCTGCGGGTACTGCGCTGACTTGGCATGGACGATGAAGCGTCCGCCCAGCGCGCTGATCCGCATCTGCCCGGACTCCGGGTTGTTGTAGCTACCCGGCCGATCGAGCTTGATCCCCAAGCTCTCCAACGCCATCCAGGCAACCCGGAACTCCTTCTCAGCGTCGGAGTAGGTTGGGCCGACAATCCAGTACTCACGCCGGAGTCCGCGCCGCTTCAGCTCATCCAGCTCTACGAACGTGCGCAGGTACTCCGGTACCAGCTTGTGGCCACCGGTCTGTGACTTGCCGGCGCGCCGCCCGAACGAGACCACCTGGTTCCTGGTGCCATCAAACAGGATCTCGCGCTGCGCGTCATGCGGCGTCCACAGCGTCCGCTTCCAGAAGCTCTCGTGGACTTTCCGCTTGGCAGGCGGTGTGCTGAGAAGGACGGGACTAGTCACCGCTGCACCGTCGGACCTTCAGGTCAAAGGCTGCGGCTTCCGTCAGTCCGATTGCCATCGTCCCGGAGATCGATCCGTTGCGGAACAACATGTTTGAGGAGTGCGCAAGTTCGCCTTCCGCATCAATCTTCTGGATGGCACAGATCACCAGATAATCACCGATCACATCGCCGCTGTCGTACATGCCATACGCATAGGCGCAACGCTCGATCGCTGACGTCAGCTGCTCGTCCGCCTCGATCTGCTCAGGAGTCCGTCGCATCGCTCGCCTCCTCCTTGCCGAAGAGATCGGCCAGCACGTTCTGGAAGCCGGTCGCGGTGACCTCCACGTCCACGCCGCCCTTGACTCCGGCGCGGTCCAGCACGTGCGCGGCTGCGGCGATCCGATCCTGGTGCCTGATCTTGGAATTCTCTTCGTCGCGCACTGCGGTCATGCCAATCAGCCGAAGCGCCACGATCTCTGATGCTTCCTGTAGCCGCCTCTGCGCTGCGGCCACGACAACCGGAATCTTCGCACCGTGCGCATGGCAGACCACTCCTCCTCGCATCGGGAGCGACAGGCACGGCCGGGTGAGCCGCTGCCAGTCGTTATCGGCGATGTACATGCCGGTCTCGTCGCGGATGTAGGCGGTCCCGTTGCACCGCCGCTCGCTGTGCCGGAAGTACGGCAGGAACCAGTCCTCGTCCAGCTCAGCGGCGTAGCCGTCCCACTGGTAGTTGTACTCAAACCAGCAATCCTTTGGCCGGTCCTCCTTCTCAACGGCGAACAACAGCCCGTTCTCCAACTGCTCATCGAGCCAGTTGACGTCAGGCTTGGTGTTCTTCGCACCTCCTACGTTCGGCATCAGTCAGTTCCATTCGTAGCTGGTTCGTGCACCTCACGGATCTTATCCGCCACCCAGGCTTCAAGCTCCTCCATTGCACGCATGTCATCATATGGCCCTGCCGCGTCGATCCGGGAACGAGCGAACAGCGAGACTTGCGTCAGCGCGGCATGTGCTCCAGCCACCCAAGCGTTGCGGTAGTCCTCCTCCACACGCGCCTCGCGCAGCACGCGAGACTCAAGCTCTCCGGCTACCACCAGACCGGTGCTGTCAAAGCCTTCCGTTGTCACGGCCATGTACCCAAGTATGCCGTAATGCGGTCAGGACCGAGGTTCGCCTGGACTCTGTCCGTCAGCGTGGCCTGAACATTGGAGGTCTTGGGGTGCGCCTCGCCCTGCACCACCCACAGCGTCTGGAGATTGGAGGTTACCCGGCGACGCACCGTCCAGGGCGTGCCGAGAAGGGCGCTGATTTGGCTCCTAAGCGTCCAGGGAGCCGTCAGGGTACCCGTAGCCACCCCTCGCACCGCCCAGGGCGCAGACAGGCTCTGAGACACGGTTGCGCGCTGCGCCCACGGAACGCTCAGAGAGCCGCTAACCGAGGCGCGCAGCGCCCAGGGCGTGGAAACCGACCGGCTGACGGTGTTGCGGATCGCCCACGGTACGCCGAGCGTGCTGGTAACCGGCGTAGTCGTGGGGCTGAGTGCGAAACTGTAGCTTGGCGGCTCATCCGCGTCCAGCGTGGTGCCGGTGATCGAGGATTGGTTGCCGGAACCAATGTCGTCCGGGATCGCCGTTGCGACGCTGCTCTGGTTCCACCGCGTCAGCCAGGATGCGCCCTGGGTCACGATGTCCGCCGCAGAGCTGGTGCAGGCCGCCTCCACCTTGGCATCAGCCCACGCCGAGGTCGCCGTGAACATCACCGCAACAGAGACGCCATTCAGGTGCGTCCCGGCCGCGCCACCCCCGTAGCCGGACACCTGGATCGAGTCGATTGGCCCGGAACCGGCACCAGGGTTGAAGCCGCTGGAGACGTGCGTCCAGGCCCCTCCGGCGGTGTAGTCCTTGAAGTGCCAGGTTGCGTTCCCGGTAGCGCGCGAGAAGCCGATCCAGCACCAGTGCCCGGCCGGATCGAACGTGGCGCCAGCCGAGAAGTCATTCCAGGTGAACCACTTGCCGCCATCCCGGCCGAACGCCCAGACGGAGGAGCCCGCCTTGGTGCCGGTCAGCACCCAGCCGTAGAGGTCGCTCATCTTGATGAGCGCCATGGCGGTCATGTTGTCCTGATTGACCGGCGCGCCACCCGGCGAGAAGTTGACTTGGTCAGGCAGCGTCCGGGAAAACGCGCGTGTGCTCATGGCAGGGTGTCTCCGGTGATGGCGAACACCGCGCCGTCGTTGGCTGCGCCGGACGCCGCGGGTACGGTGCGCTTGATCCAGAACGCCTGCACCTGGCCCGGCGCCATGTCGCCGATCGTCAGCGGTCCGGCCGAGAAGGCCACGCCGGACGGCGCGGTGTTCTCGTTCGCCACGGTGACCGCCTGCGCGCCGGACGCGCCCTTGGCGGTGATGCCGGTGGGGTCCAGGCCGATCTGGACGGAAGCGCCGCCCGCAGTCTCGCTCTGGATCGACAGAACCGCGCCGAGGAGCGTCAGCGTGGCGTGGTTGTTGAGCCCGAACAGGCAGCGGTACTCCACGTCACCGCTGGCCGCCTCCGCGCCGCTCACGTCATCGAACACGTTGTTGGCGACGTTGGTGGTCGGGCCGTTCGTTGCCACCTGGTCGCCCAGCGAGGTCGCAGCCGTTCCGGCGGTGGTGTCGCCGGCAGCAGCGGCCACGCTGTACCGGTAGATGATATCGGTGTTGACGATTGGCATCGCTAGCTCCTCGTGACTGCCAGGGAGGTGGTTACCCGGCCTTCCACGATCGGCCAGGCGTCGCCGGTCGGCCCGGTGATGTACAGGTCGTACACGCCACGCTCCCAGAGGTAGCCGGATGTGGCGCTGCTGGGGATTCTAACCGTTACCTGGCGATTGAACGAGTCAACGGTGATGCCAGCCGGATCGACCGTGGCGAGCGGCGCGACATCGCTGCGCTGCGCCCGGATCTGCATGGAGCCGGTGTAGCCGGTGAGGTCTGCTGGACCGCCCACGACGTCAACCACGAACTCCACCGTACCGCCAGCAGGGATCTCAAAGTCCCGGTATGCCGCAGTCAACTTGGACCTCCAACGAATGATGGGGACTCCGCCCATGAGTCCCCACCATCCTACCCGTCCCCATCCGCGCCGAGAGTCTAGCCGACCTGCCCCTCATCGGCCCGGCTGGCGATGGCGAGCGCTCGATTGACCTCGCGCATCATCGCCATGCCGACCTCCTTGGCGCGTGTGGAGTTGAACGTCCCGGCCTGGTCCACGTGCTCCCAGCACATCGACGCTGCAGCCAGCGCCTGGAACAGGATCTCCTCCAGCGTCAGGTCCTCGTTGGTGTGCTGCACGAACGTGAACGGGTTGGATTCCGCCGCCACGGCGATCCGCTGCGCCCGCTTGGACATGTTCTGCTTGATGGCGTCCTCGACCCACCACTCCAGCGACTTCTCGTCGATCCAGCCGCAGCGGTGGCAGCGCTCGATGTAGCCGATCGGGTGCCCCTCGCTCAGCTTGATCGAGATCATCTCGTGTTGCTCGCCGGGCAGGCAATCCGACGGGTTGAGCGTCACGCCAACGCTCGTGAGGGTGCGGATGGGGTTGGGCCGGTCGCTCACTCGGGCTGCACCTCCGTCACGCCGATGGCGAACGTCTGGCCGTCCGCGGTGTCGAAGTACAGCGGCGTGATGCCGTTGCCGTCCGGCTCCTCGTGCAGCACGCCGGAGCCCATGCCCTCCTCCATGCCGAGTCGGTGCCGGAGCCGCGTGTTGGTGCGAAGCTCCTCCGCCAGCTCTCGCGCCACGATCGCTCTGTCCACTATCGCTTCCTCGCCTTCTTGCCAGCGGCCAGCTTCTTGGCCGCACCTGCGGAGCCGAACATGATGCGAGCGGCTTCCTCGCGAGAGATCAACCGCCCTGTCTCGATGTGCTGGACGCCGCGTGTCTTGCCCCCACCAGAGGAGCCGGACCCACCGCCCTTCCTCGCAGCCCAGTACCGCTTCATACCGGCACTGATTGCCGCTTTGTGCGCCGCGCTGAGCGGCCTGCCCTTGGCCATGCGGCGAGCCTAGCGCAGCCCGATCTTCCGAGTGCGGGCTGCCTTGCGCGCCATGGACTTTCGTCCGGCCTTGGTGTGGACCTTGTTGGCGATGCGCGCAGCCTTCTCCTGGCTCATCCCCTTGGCCACTAGCTTCAGGTACACGGCCTGCCGATTTTTGTAGACAAAGCCGTATTTGCCTCCTCGATCACTGACCATGCGCCAAGTCTAGACCTGGACGATCAAGTGCGCCGGTCCCGTCATGAGGAGCGCGAAGAGGAGCGCGCCGGGTAGCGCCATCCACAGGTCATCCAACAACCGCATCATCGCGCGTCCACCAGCGGCACGAACGCGCCAAACAGGAACTCCTGCGCCTCGCGCTTGGCGTTGGCGGCCCACTTCCGAAGCTGGCCCCAGCGGAGACGCGGCTGGTGCCGTCCCTCGTGCGAGATCCGGGTGATCACCGGGACGAACGGCTGCGCCCACTTCGGCTGGAACGCACCGAGGTCGGTGTACACGCCCCAGGTCTCCTTGCCGCGCGGCGCGTCCTCGTCGCCGGTCCAGGCGGGCATCTCAGCGGTGGGCCAGATCTCGTTGAAGTCCATGATGGTCCCTTCAGAGGTTGTCTGACAACGATGATCTCTCTCATCATACGTTGCCGCTAGTGGTTCAGGAGCCGCACTGGCGGAAACAGCAGAATCTACTCAGCATGCCGCGCGGTCATGGCTTTCGCTCGCCTACCCGTGCTGGCGCTCCCTCACCAACGCAACCAACCTCCAGCGTCCCGGAGGTTGGCGAGGGTTACGTATGGCTTCGGCAACGGCTAGCCGGTTGTCCCGACAGATGCTGAGCAAGCCCAGTTCCTTCAACGGGGGTTACGGTTCTGCTTCGGCCTCCGCAGTACGGATACCAACCCACAAGCTACCGACGTTTCTGCCGGCTCAGCCGACGTAGTACGAACTCCAGGAGTTGTTGCCCTGGCTGGACGTCAGCGCGCCGGTGTAGGTGCCCGCGTAGATCACGTACGCGGTCCCCTTGCAACCGGCGTCCTTGTAGAAGGTGAACTTCCAGGAGGTGTAGTTGTCCACCGCCGACGGCTTGTCGTTCGCCCCGGTCGGGAGCGCCCGGCAGACGTGCGTGGAGCCCACCGGGAGCGGCCAGGCCGCACCGCAGTAGCCGACCGGGCAGCCGTCCCAGATCGTGGTGTACCCGGCCGGACCGGTATGCGCGGCGAGCGCGGGCGTGGCGCCAGTAAAGAGCAGGCTGACACCGGCCAGCGCGCCGAGCAGAGCGAGGGTGAGCTTGCGGGTCACGTTGTCTCCCAATGGTTTTGGCGGGGCACGGCGGAGTCGGTTGCCGCCATCGTCCACCGTGCCCCTGACGGACGCCGGATTCAGCCCCGACTCAGCCACCAGCCGATCCCCCGCAGAGGGTACGACTGGATTTCCTGCGCTGCCAACCTTTGGGCCTCTCGCGAGGGTTCAAGCCATGACACAGCGCAGTGCTCGCATGCAGTTCCGAGCGAGGGGAGGGCAGGACTTGAACCTGCTACCTCTTACCGGCTCAGTCGTCCGGCTTACCACTTAGCGTGGTGCGCTCTGCCATATGAGCTACCTCCCCAGCGCGGTGGAGCCGGAGCCGCGAAACACCGGCGTCCACCGCTTCGCAGTCGGGCCGTACGCTCCCTTGGATCGCAGCCATCCCGGGGGTCCGAGGAGCGCTGCTATCCGCGACGCTGCGCGCGCCGGGTTCAGACAGACCTCCGATGGCGGTCATCGGTCTGCCTGTGGGCGCTTCGGGTAGGGCAGCGCGCCAACCCTGGGGGCAGGGGAGTCGCGCCGGGCCGTAGCGCCCGCTGGCTGATGTTACCCGTCGAGTCTCGCGCGGCTTTGCTTCTGCCGCTAGCACTCGACTTCGGTGACCTTCGCCTTCAGGATGTCGTTGGAGTGCTTGGTCTGCCCGGACTGCCAATCGTCCTGAGTGTACTTGCCGTCAGACGTCAGCGTGAGCGTAGCGGTCTGTGGGTCCTCCAGTCCCGTCACCTGGTACGTGACGTCGCAGGAGTCCGGCAGCTTCGTGCCCTCCGCCACGGCAAGCCGGATCTGGTAGTCCACGTTGCACCCGGCCGAACCAAAGCAGTCCTTCTTGGTGGTCTTGACGGTCAGCTTCAGGTCTTCCGCCTTGAGGATCGGACCGCGCGCCAGCGGCGGAGCCGAAGCCTTGACGCCGTTGGTGAACTGGGGAG